AAGTTATCGCGGCCTGTGATAAACTCGGCCTGACAAAGGTCGTCGTAATTTGCCCGGCCATTGCCAAGATTAACTGGCGTCGTGAGTTCGAGCGGTGGGGAACCGTCGAGCGCGAAGTCAAGGTCTTTAGCTACGACAAGATCACCCAATCGAAGGAGGTCCGCAATGAAATCGCAAAGTTTGAGCCAGACGTTCTTGTTCTGGATGAGGCTCATTATCTCAAGAACCGTACTGCTAAGCGCACAAAGTATCTATATGGCCAGTATTGTCGTGGTGATGGGCTTGTTCGTTTTGCTGATCGTGTTTGGCTTCTTAGCGGTACTCCCATCCCTAATAATGTCAGCGATTTCTGGACCCATCTTAAAGCGATTTGGCAGTACCCACTGAACTTCGCCGAATACACAACGTATTTCTGCAAGACTTGGAGCGGCCAGTTCGGCCTTCAGATTCTCGGCAACAAGGCCGAACGCATGGGCGAGTTCAAGACCGTACTCCAGTCGATAATGCTGCGCCGCAAGGGCGAAGTTGTGCTAAAGGATTTGCCGCCCATCTGGTGGCAGAGCGCGCCAGTCGAAATAGAAAACTGGAGCGACCGGAAACACATCGACGACCCACGCCAAGCCGAAGCGGTCGATATGATCCTCGCGCATTCCCTTACGGGGCAGGACTTGTCTACCGAGATCGAGAGCATTGCCCCTAACATCGCGTCACTTCGTCGCTTAACTGGTGTAGCCAAGGCAGCGCCCATCGCCACACAGATAGCGGGCGAGTTGGCTGATGATGCCTACGACAAGATCGTGATCTTCGCCTACCACACCGACGCACTACAGACGCTTTACGATAGGCTGAAAGACTTCAATCCGGTGGTAGTTGCAGGCGGTATGCCGACAGCCGACCGTCAGGCAGCGATTGATAACTTCCAGAACGACCCGAAGGTGCGCGTCTTCATCGGCCAGATTACGGCCTGCTCCACCGCCATTACATTGACTGCGGCAAATCAGGTGGTGTTTGTGGAGATGGATTGGGTTCCGGCAACGAATGCACAGGCGGCTAAGCGTTGCCACCGCATCGGCCAGACAAAGCCCGTGATCGTGCGGACGTTTGGCCTTATCAATTCTGTTGATGAGATTGTGGCTAATAGCCTAGCCAAGAAAGCCCAGATGATTTCTGAGGCTTTAGATTAAGAAGGGCCGGGGCGACTTCCAACTCCCCGGCCCTCCCTTTTACTTAGAGCAAATCGTCAAGGTCGGAGATGTCTGCGGACGGACGTTCCGTCGCAGTGAACTCGTCCGCAGCAGACAGGCGGCCATCCATACGGGGACCGTCGGCTACCTTCTGAAGATTGCCCAGTGAGAAGGCAACGCCGTTGTTGCCGTTGACGCTGTACGCGTAGGCGCGCAGCGAGGCACGGACCTTGGCTCCCGGATAGATTTCCTTGGGGTCCGTGATCGGAGCAGGCTTGCCGTTCTCGCCAGCAAACTTGCTGACCACACCGGGGGCTTGCTTAGATTTGACGTTCATGAAGACCGACCCTTCAGGGTAGCCCTTCTCTTCGCCATCGTTACGGAAAGGCATACGGATTTTGCCGCCTTCCATGAGGCTCTTTGTCTTGTCTCCCCACTTCTCCTTGGCCACAGCAGCCGCCGTCGCTTTCAGTTCGGACATGTCAGTGCCGTCAGGGAATACAAGGCAGCAAGAATAGACTGGCTCACTTGCACCCGGAGGCGTCTGTGGTTCGAACACATGCGGATAAGAGATGATTGCTTCTGGTGTTATAACTTTACTCATTTTAACTCTCCTTACTTAGATGAAAGACGGATTTCTGTGGCAAGAGTTTCCTTTGCCAAGTCCAGCATACGCTCAATCCAGCGAACGGTGGCTTCGGCAGGCTCCGCCGAATACATTTGAAGCCCGTCTTCATCGCACCAGATCACAATCGAAGCGCCAACAGGCGATTCGGTAGCTATATGGTGGAGAATTTCGCGGCCATGTAGGTGTGTCGTACTCTTTTTTGTCGTATAAATCGTAGGCATCGGTATTTCCTTATTCAACGGTAAAGTCATCTGCTGCCAACGAGGCAACAGCCGGACGGTTATCTGTATCAGCGACCATTGATGTGCCGGATGATACAGCTATGACGAGCGATGCAGGCAAGTTCTTCTTACCTACAACACGCTCGATCTGAAATGGCGACTTCAACTTCTTTTCGTAGATGTCGTCGTCATCCAGACCTTCTTCTGTGGCCCAAGCCACAAACTCTTCTTCAACACGCCAGCGACGGGTTGGTCGTCTTTCAACCAGCTTATAGCCGGGAAGGCCGCCGCCCGTTTCCAACAGGCTATTGGCGTGGCGGCGCAAAGACTTGATCCACTGTTCGATCAGCGGAACCCTTTGCAGATAGTCCGCTACCTCCTGTGGGGTTAGGTCGTTGACGGTTCGTACTGTGCCGAACTCGTCTTGTGCAACCTCAAGGGCGTTGTTGCGCAGGGCCGAACAAGTCCCCGCCGCAAGGCAGAACTTGCAGTGGTCGCCAGAGATGCGCGGTGCGTCCGGCTTCAGGGACGCATGTGCTGCGTCGATAAGTTCTGTGCCGTAGTCCAGTATGTCGTCACGGCTGTAGCTATACTCCCGCACCGGCCCATCGGGGTGCATGGCGCGTGGCTGTACGACAACCGTTATAACTTTGTTGACCGGAGCCTTCTCGCCAATCTCAAGGATTGCACCGAGCGCATAGTATTTAAGCTGCTCGTTGTCTGTGACTTCAACCGCAACACCTTGGCCGTGCTTATAGTCAATGACGTAAAGCGTCCCAGTTGCCTTGCCGTAGATGATGCAGTCAGCCGTGCCGAACATTGGCATGGGCGGGTCCAGCTTATCGAGGCTAAATCTTTTTTCGTATCTACAAATATTCGGTTCGGTCGAAGCCACATCGCGGATGTAGTCGATGTAAACCTGCACCGCACGGGCCATGTTGTCGTCAACCTTATGGCCGTTATGCTCTTGGCCAATGAAGGCGAAGGCATCTTCATGTCCATTGACTAAGCAGAACTCCCCAAATTCATGGGCAGCCGTACCAAGTTCGGCGTAGGGTGAACTCTCGTTAGGGAACGGAGCCTCGGCTGCGAGTGAGCCGGGGCAGTTGATGCGGCGCTTCGCATTCGACGCGCCAAACTTAGCGTGTGCTGTCATTTCCGATACCTCTTTCCTTCTTTGCCCTCGGCGTTGATCGGGCAGCCTTGCGCCCATGCAGGAACTCGTGTCATGATGTCAATCATTTCGTCGAGCGAACCAAAACCATCCGGCACTTCGCAAATGATTTCATCGTGGACGGACAGGATTACCGGGTAGCCTTTAATCTCTAACGCCATCATGGCGGTGGCCATCATGTCGCGGGCGGTCGCTTGCACCACGTTCTCCGTCAGCAGGCCACCCCAGATAATCTGGGACACCCACTGTCGCGTCACACTATTCAACGTATCGACTTGCGCTGTATCTCTCATCGCTCCCCAAGGGGTTTCACGCTGAATGATGCGCGGATTGTGGTACGTAAGCGACCGCCCGCTTGGCAATGGAAGTTCGACCGACCTAACACGGCCTGCTTCCTTCACCATATCTACAAAGTCTTGCTCAACATCACGCCAGTACTGCGCGATCCTGTTGTTCTTCTCACGATAGACGGACACGATGCGCTTAGCTTCGTCCTCGTCTACCTTGATACCCATCGTGGCGCACTGCTCGGCGAAGCGTTTGCCTCCCATGCCATAGCCGCAACCCAAGATTGCCATCTTACCAACCTGCCGTTGTCCGTCAGTGACGCTCTCCACGTCCACGTTGTAGATGGCCGATGCCATTTCTTTATACACGTCTCCCCCTTTCCGGAACGTCTCAACGAGATCGCTCTGCCCTGCTACCCACGCCAACACGCGGGCCTCGATTGCCGAGTAGTCGGCAAACATTAGTCGATGGCCATCGTCGGCTATCAGCATCGAACGCAACAGGTCGGAAGCTAGGACCGTTCCGGCCCCATGTTCCGACACATCCTGATCCGCTTTGAGTTTGGCGATGATCTCGTCCAACTCGTCTTGTTTCTTTTGCGGACGTGGGAAGTTCTGCGGCTGCACCAAGCGCCCCGACCACCGGCCCGTTGCCGCGCCGTGATACATAAGGAGGCCGCGCATACGGTCGTCGGCGTTAGCTGCGTTGACCATCGCGTCATACTTAGCGGTGCTGGACTTCGCGCCGTCTTGGCGGAGTCGAAGCACTTGCTTGATGATGGGGTGCAACCCGTCCATAGCCAGCAACCGCGTCACGGTCTGCTTATCCACGGAGTTGACGTTTAACTCATAGCCACGAAGCCACGCGGTTAAGTCCATTGCGTTCGTCGCTGCTTTGACTTGGCCGTTCGTAAGGCGCTTCATCTCTGCGTCGATGTTCTCCGACGCGGAGTTAGCAAGTTTGCTAACTCGGTCGATCAGGTCGATGTCAACCTTAACGCCACGGTCGTTGATGCGCTGGTCGAGTTGATAGAGACGACGTTCAGCGTCGGGCATTGCGTTCAGTGTCTCAGCTACCGACAGTTCCGTTCGCACGTCCTGTCGGCAATACGCTACTAGCGTATCTATTTTGTCCTTCGTGTTCCACCATGTGTAGCTGCCGTCGGCGTTCACCTTACGTGGCCGTGCCATCCGGAGCATAAGGGCCGCGCCAGCTTTGTCCTTCTGTTCTTCAACGCCAAGGACCGCAGCCGCTTGGCCCAGTGCACGAGGTAGGCCCATCGCGCTGGCCTGCGCCATCGTGCAGCGCCACTGCTTAATCTTGGTAGCTGGCCATTGGTAGCGGCCAACCATGATCTCGTTCCAGATTACGCGCTCGAAGTTGGCGTTCCATGCCGAAAGCAATCCGCCTGCCATAATCCAATCTTCAAGGTGGGTATCTACCGCATCGCCCGGCTGCCATACTAGCACGTCGTCAGACCACGGGGCCTTGTATGCCATGCACCAGATGTCGGTCGATTGGTCAGCAGCGTACTTATAGACGCCAGTCTTGCGAAGATCGACGGCGCTACGCGTCTCGAAGTCGATGCTTACTACCATACTCTTCCCTCTTTTTCGTCGGTGTCACGTTTGCTTTCCATATAGCTGGCACAAGTGGCCCAGTGTCGTCAACAAAAAAAGTTCTTGCGTTCGATATTCAAACTGTGCCACCCAAGAAGGATAACAACAAATGAGGGAGATTATGGCTAATCGTTTTTTACCGTGGCGTGCCGAAGAAGACGCTATTCTTACGGAACTTTACCACAAAAACATGACATACGCGGAAATCGCGCAGGTTCTCGACCGTTCAGCCGACGCCATTGATACTCGGCGCAGGAAGATAGGACTCAAGCGAGAGTTCGTTTCGCATAAAACACCACCGCCGGATGATCTAAGGGAGATGGCACGGGTTATGAATGTGACGCAACTCGTTAAGCATTACGGTCGGATTAGGTCGGTGGTCGTTCGTTGGATGAACGAACTTAACCTTACAGAAATCGTTGTCAGCGCACGCGGAAGGCACAAGTCTATCCCGGACAACTTTAGCAAGATGGCCCCGACCATGACATGCGCTCAACTTATGCGTCTATACGGCAGCGACCGCAGAACAATTAAGGGTTGGCTTAAAGAGATGGGCCTTACCCCTGTATCAAAGACGGAACGGTACGCGGAAATAACTACGCCTGTCCCAGCCGATACAGAAGAAGAGCAGACAGCCGCTCGGCGAGAGTTCAGAGGCCACACAAAATTGATTGCGGCTGAGGCTGCGAACTTTCTGCGTCGCACGCACCCGTCGGTCCATCGTGCGGACATACGGATGTACGAGCAATCGGCCCACACATGGGGCGACGTGAAGAACGTACCCTTCCGGGGCGTCAATCAGTATTTCGTTTCAGGGAAAGGCATCATGTGGATCGACGATCTCATCGCCTATGCTCAGTCAAAAGGGTTTACAATCAAGGAGTTAATATAATGACACGTCCTACAAAAACTACTGAAGAGAAAGCCACGGTAGAAAAAACGCCGGGTGTACACGAGAAGGACGCCCTTCTTGCGTGGCTTCGTTCGCCAAAGATGAACATGTTCGAACGCAACACACGTTGGTTGGCGGATCGGATTGAAGAAGGGGAGCATTTGAAATGACCGCCGACAACTGGCTTTTCATAACAGTCATGGGGGTGATAATCCTCGCCGCATATCTGAGTGCCACTAAGCCAAAGATAACAGAGGAAGAACGCAAAGAGATGGAAGAGGAGTGGTTTCAATGAAACAGGTACAAGCAGCACAACTGGCCGAGTGGATCGACAACAACACGCATGGCCTCGCCAAACGGGACGGGAATATAATTTATATCGAAGGCAAGATTGATGCTTACGAACTTCTCGTATATGCCCAGTCGCTTCTGGCGAACAGAAGCACGGACCAAATCCATGCGGACAACAAAGCGTCTTACACTGGCCGGGCGGTAAACGCTGCGGTTGAAGGTGGCGACTTCATGGGGGGCTAGTCATGGACAAAGTAAGATGGACCGATGATAAACAAAAAGTGGACTTTGTTCCAGTATTCATCATCGGTTTTGAAGAAGACTTCGAACGCGGCGTAATAATAACAACCGCTGCGTATAAGATATTAGACGAAGCCGAACCTGAGTTTGCGCTCTACGCCATTGACGCGGCGGTAGATATGCTGATGCAGAAACGGGACCAAATTCAAAAGAGGGAGTTGCACTGATGAAGTTTAAGGCACTGTATGAGATCGGGTTCACCGATCTCGTGTCCGTCATCCCGCCGAACGCTGAGTTGTCAGCCATGTCTAAAATCCAAGCGGATCAGGCAGGCAAAGCACCCGGTCGGCAGAATGCGCAGGGCACATGGGGCGGCTACGCGTGGCAGGACTATGTGCCGACGCCTAATGACGTGGAGCGGTGGGACCGCAGCCATGCTAATATCGGCTTGAAGGCAAGCAAATATCCTGCGGTTGACATTGATGTTGTCAACGAGGGGCTGGCTCGTGTCATTGGTGATATGGCGGTGAAGGCATTGGGCAAAGCCCCGATGCGCATCGGTCGTTTCCCCAAGCGGCTGTTCATGTATCGCGCCGAGGAAAAGATTGGACGGATGCAGGTGCGGTTCCGCGATGATCGCGGGGTCGAGCAGCTTGTAGAGTTTCTAGGGGACGGGCAGCAATACGTCATCGGCGGTATTCATCCTATCACTAAGGAGCCATACAGTCTCGATGTGGACTTGGAGACACGTGGCCCGGCTGGGTTGAAGCTGGTCACGCGGGAAAAGATTGAGCAGTTCTTTGCTGATCTGACTGAGACGTTGGAGATGATGGGCTGCCAGATTATCCATGCGGATAAGACCGCGCAGAAGGCAGTCGAGCGGCAGTCGGTCGATCAGGCGTCGCTTACTGCGCCAAGCGTTGTCCATGTGGCTGCTGCGGTGACGGCTATCCCGAACAAGACCGAACACTTCCCCGACCGCGATGATTATATTCGCATGGGCTACGCCATCAAGGCAGCGTGTGGCCCAGACAATGAGCCGGATGCGTTCGAGATTTTCGCAGGCTGGGCCGAGCGTTGGGAAGACGGCGTTAACTCGCTCGATACTATCGAAGCAGACTTCGGTCGTATGCACCCGCCCTATGAGTTGGGTTGGGACTG